AAATGAGTCTATAATCGAGTTTTTCAGCGTTGATACTCCGGGAAGGGTACATGGTCCTGAAAGGGATTATCTATTCGTAAACGAGCTCCAATACATTGATTACGATACATTCTTTCACCTGGCACAGAGAACACGAAAACAAATCTTTGCTGACTGGAACCCGGTATCTGAATATTGGGTCTATGAACAGTATATAAACAACCCTCAATACAAAGACGATATTACTATTATTCATTCCACTCTACTTGATAACCCTTTCCTAGCACCTGAGATAAAAAAGGATATTCTATTAAGGGCTGAACGCGATCCGAACTACAAGCGTGTTTACTTAGAGGGTAAGATAGGACAGTTGGAAGGCGTTATATACCCGAACTGGTCATATGGCGATTTTGATGAATCACTCCCTTATGGGTTTGGTCTTGACTTTGGGTTCCACCCTGATCCGGATGCTATGATTAAGATTGCAATAGACGAAAAGAATCGTAAAATATACGCAAAGGAATGTTTCTATCTTAACGACTTGCAGATATCGGACTTAAAAACAGAGCTCAGGCTATATGCTAAGTCACATCATTTAGTCATTGCAGACAGTGAAGATCCACGAATGATATCAGAGATAAGAAGTTCAGGATTCAATATCAAACCGGTAAAAAAATATGATGGTAGTGTCATTGAAGGGATTCGTTTGGTTCAGGATTACGATATCATAACAGATAAGGAAAGCACTAACTTGGTTAAGGAACTTCGTAACCACACCTGGAATGATAAGAAGGCGGGTATTCCGAATAAAGGATTTAATCACCTGCTTTCAGGGATTAGATATTATGTTCAGAGTACAACATCACGTAAAGCATCACATCAACAATGGAGGGCTTAATATGGGAAAGCGACAAGTATTTTATGACGACTCAGGCAATGAACTGGCAAGTTATGTAATGGAGAACGGTAATCTCTATTTGGAAATAAAGAACGGCGAAACCACATCAAAGATAATTCTTGATAGGATAGATGCTGTTTTATTTATCATGGACCTGTACAGAATGAGAAAGCACCTGGAATGAGATTAAAGCCATTAGATAAACTCACGTTAAGGGATATGATAGATAACCTTCATTTGTATTGGGGTCTGTCAGATGGGCTTATTCAGCTACCTGCCCCCGATTCTATTATGGACCATCCACTGCCGAAAGACATGAGTGAGTTCTGTGAAGGGATTTGTTACGGGCAGCGTATATTTATGGCACAGAAAGAAGATAATGACTTCGGGGTTATTTTGAGAATGATGGATGGTTATTTCTATCCTTTGGTAACGGGAGAAAAATGGGATGCAGATAAAGCATTACTATTTGGTGAAAATGTATTATCTTTACCCGTCAAAGAATTATATCCGGCAGCCATGCACCTGATAACATTAGTTTCGGAAATGGCAGAGAGGGAGCAGAAGCTCCTGCACCGCGAGCCTACAAAGATCGAAAAGGCAGCCGGTATTGAAAACCTTAACAAATTTTCTGAGCTTACTTCATTAGATTTCCTTAGGGATGCAATGAAATGCACCGTGCCGGAAGTCCTTTTAACTCCTTATAACGAATGTCTTGTCAGGTTCATGCTTGCAAAAGAACAGGCAGACTATCAGGACAGGTACTATAAACTATCACAAGAGCAGGCGGAACAAAGTAAATCACGATTCAAATGATTAACCCGCCAGGAACAAAGAAGATTGGCCTTATACAGAAAGGGGACGTTCAACTACTCGGTAACGTGAGAGTAGTTACGAATACAACTACCGAACTCGATGACGATGGTTTGATTGTTTGTAACAGGGCAACAGCGATGACAGTTAATCTTCTGGCAGCAACAGGATCGAAGAGGACTTTAGAGATAGCAAGTATCAACGATGGTGTAGTTACAGTAACTCCCAACGGGGCAGATACTATTAATGCAGAGGTAAGTCAATCAGTTTATAACGGTAGTTGTATAGTTATAAAAGACTATGCAGCTAATAAATGGATCATAAAATGAGCTTCTTTCAAAGGATATTTATTACGGGACGGAATCTGAATAAAACAGTTCAGGTTAGTCCTATGCGAACGTTAAGCACAAATAAAGTTGTCAGACTTTGCGGCACTCCTTTTCATGGAACTGTAAAAAATCCTTTATTCTGGTCAGAGACAGGAACAGTAACGAATGGCACAGTAACTATCTCTGGTGGTCAGGCTGTACTTGCAGTAACAACAGATAGCGGATCAGCAGCCGTCTATACCACAACAAGAACAGGAAGGTATATATCCGGAGCAGCGAACAAATGGAGAGCAGTTGTTAGACTCCCGGATATCGGAACGCCTGCAAATAACAACGTCAGAAACTGGGGATGTTTTACTGCTACCGATGGATTTATGTTTCAGCTTAATGCTGCAACATTTAATATTGTTATTCGTAAGAGAGCAGTGGCAGATCAGGTTATAGCCAAAGCAGCATGGACAGGAACTTATGCGGCAGCCTTTACCCTTGATACTAATGTCCATACATACGAAATTCAATACACAAATACGAATGTTTACTTTTTTATTGATGATAATCTTGTTCATACTGTTACAGGGCTGACTTCCCCGAATACTGAAACGCTATCCTTCCCTTGTGCATTAGAGAATATAAATACACTTATCGGCCCGGCAGTAAGTCTTAATTGCAGAACATCAGCAATAACAAGATTAGGAGAACCGGAAAGCAGACCTATTTATAAGTACTCTAATGATGCTGTTACTGCTGCTAATGGGTTACTGAAGACAGGACCAGGGACGCTTCATGCAGTTGTAAACGGGAATAATAAAGGAACATTAGCCTTGTATGACTGTACAACTACAGGAGCATTATCAGGGCAGATTATACTTTTTGACCTGGTTCAATGCGTGGGTACTATAAATTTCGATCTAGATTTTTATGTCGGATTAATAATGGTACAGACTGACGGGGCATCAGAAACTTGTATAATATACGAATAACATGGAGCAGACTTGTAAGACTTGCGGGGATATAAGAGAAGAAACATTTATGGTTTATCGAAACGGCCAGTGGTTTTGTTCGTTACTTTGCTTTAGTTCTCTCTATACAACTCTTGGAATAAAAGGAGCAAATATTGAATTTAAGGCCAGCGATACTCACTTGCAATGGAAGTATGTCAATGATACACTCTGGATTGATCTATGTCCTTTAACTGAATTTGGAGTACTTACACCCGGACCACAGGGTCCAGAAGGGCCAGCAGGACCACAAGGTACAACAGGATCACAGGGGCCAAAAGGTGATGATGGTGATCAGGGACCGCAGGGACTGAAAGGCGACAAAGGAGATATAGGAGCAGATTCAACAGTTCCGGGACTACAAGGATTAAAGGGCGATCAGGGAGATACTGGGCCTCAAGGATTACAAGGAATACAAGGTGATACAGGTTCACAAGGTATTCAAGGAGTTAAAGGCGACATTGGTAATACTGGACCAAAAGGAGATACAGGGGATCAAGGCATACAAGGCGTTCCGGGTAATGATGGAGCAACAGGTGCAACAGGACCACAGGGAATACAGGGTATTCAAGGGATTCAGGGTGTACAAGGTAATCCGGGAACTAACTTTGGATCAGTTATTAATGTTCAGGCACTCACATCTTCCCCGACAGATTCACAAACTGTTTACTTTGGTACGTTACCGAAAGCACCAACAACAACGGCAAATATAAGTAAGATTTATATTCGTAAAGCATGTACATTAAAGGTTGCTGAAATCTATTGCTACTCAGGGACAGCAGGAACAGCCGAGGCATGGAGTCTTTATATAAGAAAGAACAACACAACTGATACTATTATTAAGACTTTGACAGTGAATACTAATGAGAGGGTTTTTACTAATGATGCTTTAAGTATTAGTTTGGTAACTGGTGACTACATTGAAATAAAGGGCGTTCAGCCGTTATGGGCTACAAACCCGGCAACTTGTATTTATGGAGGTTATTTATATTTTGAATAATGATAACAACACTATTAAAACAGATTCTCACTGATTCAGGATGTACTTTGGTTCTTTACGAATCAAGTCAATTAGCGAACCTTCAAACTGATCTAAGCAATCAGATAGATAAGATCGGTCTGTTGCTTCAGCTCGATACCGTTGTACTGGAGACAGCAGCTAACGCATTACCGGAACACTATCCTAATCTTACTATCGAAGTCCTGAAGCAGGTCCGGCTGGAAGACAATGCGGATAATAACGAGTTAGTATTTCAGGAATGTCTTGATACATGCAAAGAGATAATCGTCAGGCTTATTATGTCAGGCCAGGTTAAACATTTCCCATCCCCGACATTGGTAAAGATTCTCGAAACAAAGTACGATGCCAACTGTATAGGCTGGGCGATGCCATTGGATTTATATTACTTATTTAATGAAGGGAAAGACCCTTGCACGACATGATACCAACGTGGGTTTATATAGTAGGTGCAATTATAGTAATAGGGATAATTCTATATTTAGCAATACATGAAGACTAATGAATGACTTGCAAAAGATAATAATGATCCTCAGGGATTACGAAGCTGATTCAAAAACAGGTTATGTAATTAATCTGGATCACTATATCGAGAGCAGGTGCCATGTTTTAAATATATCAGAATACAAAGATGATATACTGATGATAATTTCAAAAACTATAAAGCCTTTTGTATGTACGGTGTTGACTTAAAACCTGAGTTAGAGGAGATGGTTCGACTGATCGGGCAGCGTAATTCTTATTCAGGTAATAAGATTAGCGATTCGATTATGCGTATGTTCACGGTTGAGATAACTGACTTTCACGATGGTATTCTGGTTCCTTACTGGCTTGGAGTTTTGGAAAGAGGTCGGGGTCCGAGAAAGAGTACAAAGGATCACGGGCTTTATAAGAAGATTTATAAATGGATGGAGAAGCGTAACATGTTCAAATCATCAACATCAAAGGGACGGATAGCAGAAGCAAAGGGACTGACCTGGTATATTAATAAATACGGTAATCAGCAGTTCAGGAATAAGGTCTATGTTGATGTTTATAACACTGTACGAAAAGAGACAATCGCAAAGATTGATAAGAAGTTTGGGTTTGCAATTAACAAAATTACAATGGATGTGATATGATAACAGTAGTAAGCACCCCGGCATGTTCAGTAGCTTGCACCCCGGTTGTTAGTCCTGCAATACAAAGTTACTGGCTCGCAACTGAGAGTCCTAATATCTTTAGACTATTAAGAAGAGATTATGTTTCAGGTACTACCGTCAATGTCGGAGGTGGAGTTATTAGCGTTGTGCTTGCAACAGCGTTTACAGGTGCCGTAGCCGATGCAATATCAGTACATGATCTGACGACAGATGCAATGCTACAAGGCGTTGTAACTAACTGGAATGGCGGCACAATGGTACTTTCTTTCAGTGGTGTTACCTATGCTGCCGGGATGAATATTGATTACGTCAATGACAATACAGAGTTCAGTGGGTTTTACTTTGAGGGACGTCTGGTGATTAACGCGGTTATTCAGCCGCTTACAATTATTGCTTCTCCTGATACGTTTGGTTATGCTGATATAGACGTTTCGGGAGTATTGAGAATATCTACATCACTGGGTAAAGATGGCGACTATTCAACTCTTGTAATGAAAGAGGAAACAAAATCAGGTAATTTCCTTTTCGAGTATCGGACACGCTGGTTTGGAAAATCGGATGTCGAGGCAGTTAATCCTTACATCCCTTTGGGAAGTCCTAATACGGTTTGGTACTACGCTGAATGTGTAAGAAGCGAAGAGCAGGGATCGAACCTACATGAGTACGTTGCTGATGTATGTAATGATGCTCCGTTCCTTAATTCCTTTGACAAGCCGGTTTACTTTCACGGTCTTCCGTGGGATATCTCGTTTATCCTTCCTGAACTTTATACAGTTAGTCCGGGCGTGGATATCACTATAACTATCCAGTTCTATAACTCTTTCAATACCGTTGTAGGTGCTGCGCTGGTTTATACTATTGACGTTGATTCAAATGATCTTGACGGTCATGTTGTTTCACTTTCAATAGACGCTACTCTGGTCCCGACAGGCGCAACGTATTTCACTGCTCAAATAACTGCTCCATAATGTCAGCCTCATGCGGCCCCGGCTGGGGAAAGAATCTTTACAGGCTTGTAAGAATACTTATCAAGAGTCCTTGTAATGGTTACTATCTTCGCTGGTGGTATAACGGATGGCATTACTGGTTCTTTCTTCCCGGTACGTTGACGTTTGAAACAGAAGGAGAGAAGTATGTTACTTTGGGAACTCAAAAGGTAGCAATGGGATCAGGTCAAGTTGATGAGGGGCAGATGTCTGCTATCAGAACAATAATGAACTCACGGGAGGTTTATATATGGACTGACTCAGGATGGGGAAATGTGAGAGTAGAACCCGGATCGTTGATTGTTTACGATAATAAAGTTTCCGGTTACGAGATGGAACTTGTTGCTGTTCTCGGTAGTAAGTCAGTTTCAAAGACTGATGGTTATACACCTGTAATAACTATTCCTACTGTCATTCCTGTTGGCCCGACGTTCTGCCAGGTCGTTATAGGTACTCAAATTTGGATGTGCAAAAACTATGATTCTGATTTTCCAGGGTCAAAGGTATATAACGACGACGAGGCTAATAGAGCGATCTGGGGCGGTCTTTATAATTGGAATCAGGTTATGACTCCCGGCTTCTGTCCTGCCGGTTGGCACGTGCCTACACTTGCAGAATGGCAAACAGCAATAGCATTCATTGAAGCAATTAGCGGAGCAGGTACAGCAGGAGGGGAACTGAAAGAGGTAGGTCTGACACATTGGAATGCACCAAACACCGGAGCCACTGATACTTATACTTTCAAGTTTTTAGCCTCTGGTCAGCTTGCAAGTGGTATCTATGTTAATATGTACGTCAATGGTAAGCTCTGGACCTCTGATGATTTAGGCTTTACTGCCAGTGCTATAAGGGCAAGTTATAATTCAGCTGCGCTACTGACTGAGGCACTGAGCAAGTCGGCTGATTATGTTGCTGTAAGACTTATAAAAGATACTGCTGCGCCTACTTATGATCTATTTGATATTGATGGAAATATATACACAGAAGTTATAATTGGTACTCAGGCATGGCTTGTAGAAAACCTACGTACAACAAAATATAAAGATGGTACTGCAATTCCTTACCTTCCTGTACCTGCTGACTGGGCTGCAGAAGATGGATCAGGAGGTCATGACGGGGCGTACTGTTACTATAATGATGATGTACCACCTTATAAAGCAACGTATGGGGCAATGTATAATAATTATGCTTGTCAGAATGCTCACGGTTTAGCAATTAGAGGATGGAGAATACCAACGAAGACAGATTTTGATACACTCGGAACGTTCTGTGGTGGTAGTTTAGTTGATGCAGGACAAAAACTAAAGGAAGCCGGATTTGTTCATTGGGCTGTTGATGCAAATTTTGGAACAGACATTTATGGATGGAAAGGATTGCCCGGAGATTTACGACAGGTAACTGGTATCTGGCCCGGAGGAGGTGTTACTGGTGGATGGGGTTATTACTGGACACAAACAGAAGATGTATTGAATCCCGGAGAATGGTGGGTTCATCAGTTATATTTTGATAGTCTCTGGTTGGAAAGTTCTTCTGAACCGCCGCAACACGGATTCAATGTTAAATTAGTCAGGGATGTATGATGTATTAAAAATATCGCTAATTGCTTTTATGTTTTCTGCCTTAACTCAGGATGAACACACTCTATTAAGTTGGTATGGCAAGTTGCTTAATAAACTACCGTGGTATCTATGCAAACCTTTAGGTGGATGCTATCGTTGTTTTGTAGGTCAGGTCTGTTTGTGGTATTTAGTTATCAAAGGTGAAACTATACTTGAGATTATGTTTTTAACCTCGTTTGGAATTATGATATCAATGATTTACAACAAAGTTTACTGCTATCTGAAATGAAAATAGGTGCCGTTACTGTATTAATTTCACACTGTACTACCGGGGTTTACTTGAGGTGGTGGTTCAATGGCTGGCATTATTTTCTGTTCACGAACGGTTATGAGATCACAATGCAGACCGAAAGCATGGATACTCAAGTGACAAATATGTTTTCGGTAATATCAAAGATCGAACATCCGACAAAACTAAAAGCAGATTATGCATATCGTATTTCTCTGGATGGAATAACAGCCGCTAACATTGCAGGATTCACCGGTTTACTATTGGCTGAAAAGGTTGAACAATATCAGATAGGTACTCACTCAATTTTAGGATGGTATGAGGTTGAGGTAACCAGAGGCGCACATATTACACGAGAGGACTATTCGCCTGGTTATACTCTGACTTTCGAGATAACACGAAAAGAACTACCAAACACCCCGGCAGTATTTCAGAAGTCTATCAAACTTTATCTTGATACCACGCTCTGTGATATGGATGAGGACGAAGTTGTTCCGGTGAATAAGCAGACAAACGATATTGCTGAGATGGCTGATCGTCAGAGTGATTTCACGAATCAGTTTAAGATACGCAAGACACGTGCTATGCGCGCGTTGTTTGAACTATCTGGTGAGGTGGGTGCTAATACTACACTACCTTACGAGAATCAGTCCTGCCGCTTGGTACAGGATAATATCGAGATGATCACTAACGGTATTCTGATTCTTGACCGTGTTGATGATTCGTATTATTATGTCTCTGTTTATTCCGGAAACCTGAATTTCTTTAAAGAGCTTGGAGTTTTAAAGATCGGTGATCTGGATTTAGACACTGCACCTTCGGATTGTCAACATGACTGGACGCTGGTTGATATGGCGGCAAGTCACGCAGGTAGTTTAAATTATGTCTATCCGCTTTGTGAGCCTTCAGATGACGAGACGCTGGCATGGCGTGATCCTGGAGTTGAGACTGTTAATCTCTATGGTGGATGGATATGGCCGTTTATCAAAGTAAAAGCTATATGGGATGAAATAATACTCAATTCCGGATACCTGGCAACTGGTGAGATATTAACAGCAGGAACATTACTAAACGATACATTTGAAAAACTTTTTATACCAGTATCAAGTCTGAAAGTCAATAAAGAATTTTCAAATAAATATCTTTATTCTGTTGATTGGGTAGGTACTTATTCAGTTCCTTTTGATGAGATAATTGCATTCCCTGGAGCGCACCTTATAAACGGTGATGCTAACTTCCTTGCTGGTCGTTATGATATTCCTTTTAATGGAACTTATAAAGTAAGAATCAGTGTAACGGTATTTTCAATAGGATCACCAATAATTGAACTATATGTTAATGGAGCTTATGTTCAGCACTTCGATCAGGTGTTTGTAGGTGCCATAATCGTTTATGAGGTTACTCAGGTCGCAGTGGCAGGTGATTATTT